TTAAAAAATAGTATCTAATTTATTGACCAGTTTATCCTCCATATCTTCAGTAGTATGAGAATAGATTTCCAAAGTCATTTTTGCATTTGAGTGCCCAACTCGATCCATTATTGATTTTATTGGGAGGCCAGACTCTGCTAAAAACGAAATATGAGAATGCCTAAAAATATGGCTAGATAAGTTTTTTTTTATTTTGGCCTGTTTTCCATATTTTTTTAATATCTGTATGAAGCAAGCTATTGTTGTAGGTTGATTCCATTTTTCAAAACAGAAAATATAATCATCGCTTGACAATGGCTGGAAACGTTCGCTAAGTCGTACTATTTGTCTTTGAATAGCTTCTATGACACTCTCTGATACTTTGATTGTCCGTATTGAATTTGTAGTCTTTGGTAGCGTCTTGATTTTGTTTACTGAATCAAAATTACCTGTGATCTCAATTTTGTTGTTTTCGAAGTCTATATTCTTCAGTTGTAAGGCAGTTAACTCACCATATCTCATACCAGTTAATGTCAGCACAAGAACCATATCAGCGTACTTTTGGTGATATTCTCGACGATTAAGGACATCGACAAGTGCTTTTATTTCTTGCATGGTGAGAAAGTTGTTACGCTTTTTTTCCAGTTCTTCTAAAGTCTTTGGTTTTTGAGGAATCGTAGTATAATCGACCTCGTTGTTTTCAATGTAAGAGTATTGAACAGCGTAATTAAAGATACCTCTGAGCCTATGCCGTACTTTTTTAGCTGTAATATATCCGTTGCTTTCAATAATTTTTTCAATAGCCTCTTGAAGAAAACGCCTGTCAAGATTAGCAAGTATGGTATCGGATGGTATGACTTCCTTCATCTTCTTATCAACTGATTTACAATTATGTTTTGTTGATTCCTTTACTGTTTGCGCCCATGATTTATAAAAAAGGTTATAGATTTCTTCAAATGTAATGCTTTCTACTTGTTTTGTGCTAAGTTTTTTATTTATCTTCTCTTGCAACAAGATAGCAGCTTGATTTCTTGCCTGGGGAGTTTTCTTCTCCATGGTCACTGAAACTTTTTTTAATTTCTCGGTATACGGGTCTTTGTATCGTTCAAAGAATTTGTATTTTCCGTTGGGAAGTTCTTCCATCCACATTGCGTTTACCTCACTTTTTTGTTAAAATGGGTATAAGAAAAAGAGCTTTTTAATGCTTTTTTTCTTACCACTAGCCTCACGCTCTCGGTCTGCAAACTTCTGAGCGTGGGGCTTTTTTGAGTTGTTTCCAAAATGGAAACAGTTGGTTTTTATTCTAGACCTGAACTAACTTTAGAAGTCAACAAGAAAGAACCGTCGTCTTGTTTTGAAAACGAAAGAATAACGCTCTTGTATTTGCTACCAGTAGAAGTATATGATACTGTCTTACTGTCGTGGTCATTTACTGAACTAGTTGTTACATTGTTAGGTTCTCCGTGAACGCTAGCAACGTCATCGTAGTTAGTTCCACCAGCTCCATAGTTGATAATATCACCAACTTGAAGCGCATCAAACTGTTCTTTTGTCCAGTTAAATTTAGCATCTTCTTCTTTTTGAGATGATTCGATAGAAGAACTTACAGAGCTAACAGTCTCTTCAACGTTTTTACCTAGTTCTTTCAATGATTTAGCGTACATTGCTTGAGTTACTAATACAATAGCAATAGATACGACTGCTAGAACCGTCCCAATAATAGCTAGTGTTTTTGGTCTTTTTCGATTTACTGCAAAACCAATTAAACCGAAGATAAGAGCTAAAATAGCCAAAATGAATGAAAAATTATTGATGATAGGCATCCATGAGCCAAGTAGAGCCAGCGCTCCAAAAATAATAGCTAAAATACCTAAAACTTTGCGTTCTTGTTTCATAATGAAACCTCTCTATCAGCTTTTAGTGTGGATCAGTTGTTGCACATATTTTTAATTTACTAATGATAAATACTCTTCTTTAACCATGATTTCATTTGTCATGGTTTTTAGATTGTAGTAAGACATGAATTTGAGGTAATCAAACTCTGTGGGGTCGTCTAAGCTTTCTAGCGCGTCTTTTACGAGATGATGGATCATATTTCTATCAGCTTCGTTTTCACAGCGTAGTCGAGCGTTCTGGTACTCTGAGAGTGTATGGTCTTTGTGTCCAAGTTCGTGTAGGGCGACTTGGATTTGTTGTTCAGGAGTCAAGTTGTGGTCAATAGCGAGTACGTTTGTGTCTGGATTGTAGAAACCGCTACTGTGCCAGTTTGAACCGTCGAAGAGACAAAGTTCTACTTGATATTCTTCGCAGAGTTTAGCGAGTGTCATAGTTCTCCTTTTAATTAGCCACTCGATAATAACTTTTAATAGCTGGATAGCTTTTTAGTTGGCTTTCTTGACGTTTCTTTTTTTGTTCAAATTGATGAATGGATTCATTACTGAGCCGTAGCATGTAATCATATTCACTGTTATTTTCTTTTGGTCGTTTAACTTGGACGTGATTCATTTTAGATTCTCCGTTTTTAATTCTATAATTCCTTTGTGATTTCTATTTCTATCAAAACCAAATTGTCCCATCCAGTATGTTTCATTGTGAGCCATGTGGGAATATATAGGACGAGTTTTTTCAATATGATCTTTATCGCCTATTTGATAGATGTCTAAGCAGGTACTTGCTTTTTCTTTAATATCTTTTAGATATTTCTCTATGTCTGGAGAATGTTTAAAAAATAGTAAGACATCTATGTCTTTTGGGTTTTCTTTCTGGGTGCAAAAGCTTCCGTCTAGCCATATACGCGTAATGATATTGCTATCTAGATTTTTTAAGAAAGTTGAGAGAGCTTGGAAATTTCTAGTTCTGGTAGTGGAGTTTGGGAAGTTATCTACTAGAGTTGATTGTATTTGTGCTAGTGAGATATTTGTTAGTATTCCTCCATTTAGGTTACCTTGATCATTGAAGTGGAGTTTAGCGAGTGTCATAGTTCTCCTTTGTTATTTATAAACCTCTCTGCGGTGGGCGATGTCTACGGCTAAGACGACTAGTTTATCGTCTTGGATATCACAGATGATGCGCTAATCGCCAACTCGGTATCGGCAGTAACCTGATAGGTTTCCTTTTAGTAGTTTAGCGTGTTGATAGGGGTTGCTTGTGTTGTCTACGTTTTTTGTCATCCACGAGATGATTTTTCGTCTAGTTGCTCCATCGAGTTTTTTGAGTTGTTTTTGTGCTTTGCTTTCATAGACGAGTCGGTACATTAGGCGATGTCCTCTCTGGTCATTCCAAGACTTTCCAAGAGTTCATCTGTTGTATATGTTTTTGGATTAGGGTCGGCTAAATACTCCATATAGGCTTGGTCGGCTGCTCGTGCGTCTTCGATATCTTCCATGAGTGCCATGAAGTCGTCAAAATCCATGGTCGTTGTGTTGATACCGTGTTTGTTTAGGTAGTCCGTGATGTAGGAATTTTTTTCTGTGAAGTTGATAGTGATAGTCATTAGCGTTCTCCTTTGCTTTTGAAGTGGGCGGATAGGACGGATGTGATGAAGTCGATATCATCTTCATTTAGTGGTTTCCCGTCAAATAACATGGTGTTGGCTGCTGCTTTGCGTAAGTCTATGATTTGTCCGTTTACTTGGGCAAATTCATCACTCCCAGCAATAGCAGGGTTATCTGTACGACCTAGAAGATAATCAGTGGACACATTGAAGTAGTCAGCTATTTCTGAAATTCGTTCAGTAGATGGTTTTGAACTTTTTAAATTATAAATGGTATTTCTACTGTAACCAAGTTTTTCTTCCAATGAATTTATTGAAAGTCCTTGCTTTTTGGCAAGTTCTTTAATTCTGTCAAATGTCTGAAACATTGATTTTTCAACCTTTCTGAGAACATGACAAAAAATATTTAATATTTCTCATTAAAACACTTGACAAAGTTAATGCGAAGTATTAAAATAGTTTTTGTAAGTTAATGAGTTAGTAAAAAACGAAGTTAAAACTTATCTAAAAATAAATAGCTTTGGCGAGCAAGAAAATTGATAGATATAAGGTTTTATCAAGGTTTTTAATTATGCTTTCATTTTAATACTATACATTAATTTTGTCAAGCATTTTATAAAACAATTTACTAACTTTTTTTCTTACTTTTAAAGAAAGGAGGGAGGCAGATGCCAAACATGGATGGTGGACGTCAAAAAATCAGAGATTATCTGAAAGAGCACAACTTGACGATGGCGACGCTAGCAGTACAGTATAGCATGGCTCGTCAGGATGTGACGAATATCCTGAATGGAAAGCTAAAAAATCCACAAGCGAATCAGTTCATCGCTCGTGTGATTGAAGATTTTAAAATTCGGTAAAAATATTGGTTTAAGTAGGAGGAAAGATGGAAGAAGACATCAGAGTTCACATGCCTTACGAGGTATTTAAAAACCTGCTTGTTAGAGCAGGCAGAATAAAGCGTGAAGAAGGCAAGCAGATAACTTGGACAAATAATACCGCTCCGTTTACAAAAGAGCAACGGAGGGAAATAGATGAACTCTACGAGCAGTTCGCAGAAGATTGAATGTGGAGTTTGTCATTGATATGTTTGTTAGCAATCAATAAACATTCATTAAGCCTATCAAAAATATATCTGGGTTCTTCGATTGTGTCTGGGTCATAGGACTGTTCTTCAAATTGCACATCCCAAATATAAAGCCCATCGGGGTGGGGATATCCAGCTTGATAACGTAGCACATTTCTAAAATAGATGAATTTTTTTTGCTCTTCATCGCTATCTAAAAATAGATAGGTCTTATAAAAGATATCATCGAAGTTTGTGATGATATCTAAATCAATCGGAGGAGCATCGTCAAGTCTTGATTCTACGTATGAGACGGTTTTACCACTAATCGATGCAAAATTTTGAAAAGTTGAAATATATAAATCTCTATCCTGACTTAGTTGGGTATTTAAGAAATCAACCTTCTTTTCTTCGAGTTTATTTTTATTTTCAATCTTTTTTTGCTGGTAAGCAAAACCGTGAATAATCAAATTTGTTAAAACAGTTGCACCAACAGAAATCAATGTTGTTGTAAATACTTCAGACATACAAATACCTCAGATAATATTTTTAAATCATTATATCACAAACAGAAAGGAGTAGGATGGAAGAATTTATTGATGCTCTTGAAAAAGAAAAAGACCACCTTGAAAAAATCATTGAGGTAGTCAGCTCTGGTGGTAAATTTCTGAGATTGCCGTATCAAAAAAGTCACGCTCGATTAGTGAGAATCTGAAATTGATTTCTCAAAATCTTGATAGACTGAGCTGTTTATATAACCAAAGAGGAGAAAGAATGACAGACAGAGAACTATTTAAGTTACCAGAAGATTATGTAGAATCTACTGGACTTGACAAGATTACATTTGAAGTACCTTTTGAATTGTTTACGAAAATTCTAAAAGGGTACGGACATAAGTTAGCGTGGGAGGATTTCCGACAAATAAAAATCCACCCAAGCACTAGAACAAAAAAGACGGTTGGACAGTGTCAGTTTTTGTTTAGTATTTGGATGAATGATCATTTGAAGCCAGCGATTAAACCTTCAAAAGAGTTGCAGAAAGAACCTGTGCGTAAGACAAAGAAACAGAAACGTCTTCATAAGTTAGCACAAAATCTTCTTCATCGCATGAAGGGTTGAAATCGCCAATGTATGCACCTTGCTCTGTTTTGCAGATTAGAAGAGTACCATCTTCGTTTGTAACTGCATCTAGATAAGGTCCCAAATCAGACTTAGTCATAAGTTATCCTCCTTTCTGCTTATATTATAGCAGAAATAGAGGTTAGAAATAGAAAGGAGTAGGAAGATGAGACCAAAACGATATCCGTATAGTGGGAAAAAAGAGTCCACCTTTGTAAAGGCAGACCCTGAGTTAGTTGAAAAACTTTTAAGAAACACTAGTTTTCTTGAGTGTTTACAAAAAAAGCCTATCAATTTTCAGATAGACTCAGAAGAATTTAAGCGTCTTAGCTATAAAGCCATTCATGATACTTCTCAAGTAACTCAATAGGAGGAAGGAATAAAATGATTCACCATTATATAACTCACTATGCCAGCAATGGGAAAGATTACGCCGAAGCATGGATTCAAATTGATTTTTTGGGAATGTGCTTTTGTGTATGGAAAAAGCGTACAACCATTGAACGATTGTACGCAAACGAAGATTAGACTTTTTTCCAACCGTTGCCTTTAGCAGATGTCGGAGGGAGCCGATCACCTTTTCCGATAGTTGCGGTATGACCATTAGTAACTTTTCCGCCACGAGGTCCTACCTCTACATAGCGACCAGGTTTCTGATTATCTGTTCCAGGTTTTATTGGAGTATTTGCCATACTATCTCCTCCTTTCTATTGGAATTTTGACTAAAACGGTGAGAGGTCCTAGTCAAGAGTATTATAGCAATTTAGGAGGATATTACATCAGTCTTGAGGCTGATATAGGAGGTTGAATGGAAGATAAAATTATCGAACTTGCTGATTACTTCATCAGCGAATCTACAACGTACAGAGAAGCAAAAATAGCGTGTGAGAAGCTATTGAAACAAGTCAGCCATGAGATTGAACTCAGGGCGATGGAAAGTAGGACAGTATGAAAGAAGCAGTAAAGGAATTTCTAAAATTCAGGAGCCGATTTACAAAAATAGAATGGTTTGAAATCAACCAAGCTGTCGAAGCTCGTTTAAATCAAAAAGCCGACCAGTTGAAACTGGACGACGTAGATTTAGAAATCATTTCTAGCAGACTAGAAAAAGTTATCTAGAAACGATTTGAATGAACATTGGATGGATACGATAGTCAGCGCCACGATAGTGAATGTAGATATAATCCTGATGGTACATCGAGTTTGCTTCAGGTTTAGAAATTGGTGAGTAGAGTTCTGCATTTTCTTCCCACCAAATGTAAGGATTAGCCATATTTGGTCCCATTACACAATCGTCGTCGGCTGATAGGTTCACCCAATTTCCGCAAAGACATGCGTGAATTTCAGTCATAATATTACCTCCTTTCTGGTTTCATTATAGCAGAAAAGGAGATAGCAAAAAAGCACCTGACGGCAATCAGGCGCATGACAAAATTATTCAAGAAAATTATAACACGAAAGGAGCAAAAATGGAAGTAGTTGAAATTGTAAGAATTAAAGATGTGATCATTGAAAAAGTCTCTGCTAATGATGAAGAGTTAAAACGTATCTTTGGATGTTCAAAACGACAAGCAGGAGAGCGAAGAAGAGAAATGCAAAAACTCCCTAGTCAGCAAAAACATCTTTTGGATAGTGGACAACTTGTAACGATTAAAGGTTTCTATGAATACTTGCAATATCGTGGAACTAAAGCTTGGAAAAAAGAAATGGAAACAAGAAAGAAAATGAGGTCAGCAGGATGAACCTACTATCAAGAATCAAAAACTATTTTTCGGAAGAGGTCAAAGAAACTAATCTCGACTGGAAAGAGGTCGCTTTAGACCTCAATCAATCACTAATTGAAACACAGGAAAAACTTCAAGAAGCGAATCAAGAAATCGCAGACTTGAAGAAAATCGTAGCAATCTACAAAGAAAAGGAGAAAGAAAAATGATGGAATACATTTACCTGGTAATAATCGTAGGAATTGGACTATGGTCGCTAGTAAATAAACTAGATGACCACGCTGAAATGAAACAAAAAGAGCGCCAGCTGATGGCAAACAATGTCGCACGGATGAATCTGAGAAATTCAGATAAGCAATTTACTTATGATGTAGAACCGCCTGAAGGGTTGAAATAAGGAGGAGAAACATGACTCAAGCGGAACAAATTAGGGAATATTATAGAGAGCACCCTGCTGCCTCATGTGATGAAGTGGCTGAGGTTGTCGGTACAACAAAAAGCAACGTAAGTGCAAACCTGGCCAAAGACATCAAGGCAGGCAGATGCGTTCGCTTGGAAGACAAGTCATACGACTACTCCCCTTACTTTAATCACACACAAGCGCTCACTGAGTTGGTTGATTGGAAGAATGATACCAGACGTGAGTGGGTGGATATGCTGACAAGAGCAGCAGAAAAAGAAACGGATAGCAATGTTATGCGTTTGTTAATCAAAGAAGCAAATAAATTGATGAAAGAGGTGACGAAGTAAATGGTTCGAAATAAATTGACAGATTTAACAAATACTTTGTTTGCTCAATTGGAAACCTTGGACGATAGGGATCTTACTGCAGATGAATTAAAGACGGAACTCCAACGTTCAAAACAGATGGTCGCAATCTCAGGTCAAATCTTACAAGCAGGTCAATTGGCGCTAGATGCTGAAAAATTCAAAGACAAGGTAGGTGAAGTCAATGCCCCGATCGCTTTGCTGGAAGGATGAGTATACAGAGTACATGCATGAGATATGCCCTGGCCGATTAACTCCTGAAGTAACCAGGTTACTAAATGAGAAATTTGGTACGACCTATACCAAGACTCAAATAGGAGAAGTACGCAGACGTTTAGGGTTACCTGTTGGAAAAGTATATCAAGGTAAATTGTTGACAAAAGAACAACATGATTACCTTGTGTCAATCCAAAAAAATAAGATTTCTCGCGATGTCGCAAATGAAATGAACCTAAAATTTGGATTATCACTGACTGAGAAACAGATTAAGAGTTATCGAAGAAATAATAATCTACATAGTGGTTTGACAGGAAGATTCGAGAAAGGTCAGACTCCTCACAATAAGGGGAAGAAGTACCCCAATATGCCAAAAAACAGCGGGCAGTTCAAAAAAGGTAATCGACCTCCGAATTATGTACCTGTCGGTACTATCAACTACACAACAAACGGTTATCCAAAAGAAAAGATTGGAGAACCTAATCAATGGGTTTTGAAACACCGCAAGGTTTGGGAGGACCATCACGGGCTGATACCAAAAGGGTACTCAATCGTTTTTCTGGACGGTGATAAAACAAACTATGATATTTCAAATCTGGCATGTTTATCTAAGAACGAAATTGCTAGAATGAATCAAAATCATTTATTCACGTCCAACGCTGATTTGACTAAAACAGGTATTGGACTAACAAAACTTACAAATAAAATCAGAGAGGTAGAAAAAAATGGCTAGTTTATACGAACTAACAGGTCAGTTCCTGACAATTTACCAATTGGATATCGATGACGAAACAAAAACGGACACACTTGAGGCCATCGATTGGCAAGAACAATTTGAACAGAAAGCAGAAGGATATGCCCATGTTATCAAGAATCTAGAAGCCGACGTGGCCATGTACAAAGCTGAGGAAGAGAGCTTCAAAGCCAAGAAACAGGTGGCACAGAAAAAGCTGGATTATGTAAAGGATAACATTATGGCAGCTATGAATATCACGGGGCAAACCGAAGTTAAGAGTGGTGCCCTGATTATAAAAATTGCTAAGAATCCAGAATCAGTCAAGGTCAACGAAGACGACCTTCCGAAAAAATATTTTACAAAAAAAGTGACGCTTGCGCCGGACAAAAAAACACTCAAAGAGTTGCTTAAATCTGGCAAGAAAGTCAAAGGTGCGAAACTTGTCCGGACAGAAAAGTTGGTGATTAAGTAATGGAATTGATGAATAAAACACGAGTAACAGATTCACTAGCAGTTGTGATTGGACTAGAATCGATTGAAGTACTTGTTACTGAAGGTTTTCTATTTGATGTTGCGATTCGTTTTGTAAAAGTAGACGAAACAAATCTTGATCAAGGAAATGAAAAGCCAGTATTCACTCCGGAATGCAAGCTGGTCACAGTTGCTAAATACAAGGAAAAACCTATCTTTGAATCGGAGGAAGATATTCGAAAATTTGAGAAGCAAGCAAAAGAAGTTAAATCGCTATTTGCCTTTGCAAAGGTAAATAAACAAAATTGGTTTAACACTGCCCTTTATCCAGGAGTGCTGACTGAGAAAGTTGGTGTTTGATGAAAATTTTAGCTATTGATCCAAGCAGTAATAAAATTGAAACCAGCACAACAGGAGTTGTCTTGTTGGATAATGCAAGATTAGTTGATAGCTGGGTTGTCTCTTATGGTATGAGAGGTTTCGCTGATTGGTTTCACGAAATCGGAACAAATCTTGAATTCGATGTAGTTATTGTTGAAGAATTTAAGGCGAGGGATAATGACAAGTCGAAAGATAATAGCGTGGCAGAAACCATCGCCTATATCCAACTTTGCTATCCAGGTGCCATTCTTCAATTCAATGCAGGTTACAAGTCGGATATTCCAAACGATCTTTTGAAAATCTTAGACCTTTGGAAATTTGAAAAAAGTCATCATCAAGATATTCGAGCAGCAGCAAGACTTGGATTATTTTGGGCAATGAGAAATGATATTGAAGAAGTGGTTCATGATATCGGAAAGGTGGTGAGTGAGTATCACAATAACGCTAAGAAAGTGGCAAGCTGAAGCGATTAAAAGAAGTGAACATTTATCTAATGGAATCTTTTTAGAGGCTCTTGGGGGCAGAGGCAAAACTATCTGTGCACTTGCTATTGCAAAACATAAAAAAGCTAAAAAAATCATCATCACAAACAATCGACTAGCTATTCTGAATGGTTGGATAGATGCAGTCAAGTTTATGAATTTTGATAAAGGTGTTGAGATTATCATTCAGACAGATAGATATCTTCAAAATCAAGTCAAAAAGGGGCATAAATTAGATTGTGATGTGCTGATAGTAGACGAATGGCAGAATATGTCTTCTGACAAACAAGTGGCCTTATATCGCAAAATAAAGCGAAAATACACGATAGGTCTTTCAGCGACACCAATTCGGAAAAAAGGACAAAATTTCTATCCGCTTGAAAAAACGGTATTTGGTTGGGCAACCCCAAATAATAAATTTGACTGGCAAAAGACTCATGGGAAAATGGTCTATGATCCATTTAGCTATTCAAAAGAGAAGTGGGAAGATTTTCAAAATTATGAAAGTTATATCTCGAGCTTGCCTAATTTCTTCCGCTGGGAAGAGATTGAAGGAATTGAGAATGCAGTTGAGAATAACGGTTTTGAGATTAAGTTTTACCGAAAGAGAGTCGCCTCTGGCAATCCAGAAAAACTTGCAGAATTTAGAAAACTAAATCTTGTAACAGTGGACGGCAAAACTGCAATGGCCAAGCAATCGTTTGGAAGAAAGACCTTTGAACGCTACCTTAATCAAACAGGCGTAGCAGTCGATTTTCCAAAATTAAAGCCAGTAAATGCGGATACGCCATTGATGTTACAACTTGACGGTTTAATCGAACGAGCACCACACGATATGTTGATTGTCAGTAAATCTAAGCAGATTGTCAACGTCATTAGCGAGCGCCATCCTGAAATTGGAATCTGGACGGGCGATATTCAAGAAGGACTTTATAAGAAATCCGTGGTTGCTACTAGTCAAGTGTTAGGTGTCGGAGTAGACGGCTTGCAACACAAATACCAAACTATTGTCGTATTGGATCCAGTAGAAGAAGGTTCTGGAGAATATGATGATTATCGACAATTGCTCTGGCGCATAACAGGAAGTCGTCAGCAGCATGATGTAAATGTAATTGAATTTTATTATAAAGAAAGTTAAAAAAAGAGGAAAACAAAATGAATAAAACAACTGAAATGATCGTATTTCGTAGCCGTAAAACTGGAGAATTTCTTAATTCTTACAAGGACAGAAGTTCTTTAGCATTTGCAGCTGACTTTTGCAGCTTGGAATATTGTTTGAAGCTTCCTCGTAAAAAATACGAAGACAACAAAAAGACTTACAAGGCTCTTGCTGCAGCTTTTGACTGTGAAATTGTCGCAGTTGAAGCGGAATACAAATTGACCTATCCGAATGGATCAGAAGTTGAACCTATCAAGCGTGACCGTTCATCAATTGAGGACATGATTAAGGATATTATTGGAGGGGTTCTCTAATGGCATTTACACTTCCAGCAAATAAACCACAAGTTCCTAAAGATACCCCAGAAATTTTTTCATCTACGGCGAAACCATGAGCGGAAAGTCTTATCTTGCAAATGAATTCCCAAATCCAATCGTTTTGAACACAGACGGGAATGCAGAAGCTAACACTGTTCCAAGCATTCAGCTGATCAATGAAAAAGATGACAAGGGACGAATTACCAATTCAGTAATTAAGCAGCTTGGAGATATCTTGCTTGCTCTCCAGACACAGAAGCACTCTTATGAAACAGTCGTTATTGATGTAATTGACGATGTTATTGAAATGATTAAGATTGCAGTTTGTGATGAATTAACCCCAGTTGGTAAACCTCGCTTGAAATCCTTGTCGGAAATTCCATACGGCAAAGGATACGACTTCTTTAACCAAGCTATCACAGAATTAGTCATTGACCTCAAAGCATTGCCAATGAATGTTATTTACATCAGCCGTCAGGTATCTGAATATGATGACAATGGCAATGCCACCAAAGACAAGCCAAGCTTGAAAGATAAGTATGTCAATCTTATCAATGGAAACTCTGATTTGATGATCCACACTGAAAAACTCGGCAACAACTACAACCGTGAGGTTGACCGCAAGCGTAAGACCTATTATGCGGACCAGGTTGATGACAAGGCCATCTTGAAAATCTTGGCAACTATCCGTGGGGCTGTTGAGCCTGCAAAGGGCAAGCTAGCTCCTAAAAAAGAAGCAGCTAAGACAACTAAACCAGCTAAGATCGAAAAAACAAAAGAGGCACCTAAGAAAGAAGTTGACTCTGATGATGAACTATTTTAAGAAATAAAGGAGAATACACATGAGCTTACTAGATATCGCAAAATCAATCAAAAAAGAGGGCTTTGACCCACGCAAAGACAGCGCCAACGGTCCTGCACCAATCCCAGCTGGTACTTATCCAGTAGTCCTGAAGAAAGCAACCTTCAACGTATCGGACAAAGGCTGGGAAAGCCTTGGTTATCAATTTGAAATCCGTGGCGGTGATTACAGTGGACGCTCTGAATTTGCAACATTTGGCACACTGACTGAATGGAACGGTAAGAACCTTGACTGGGCAGTTGAACGCACTATGAAATTCTTTATCAAAGCCTTGGTCCTTGCTGGCGACAGTATGCAAGGAAATGAAGAAGACGGTAAAGCCTTGGAAGAGGCTCTACAACGTAAGGCAGTTGGCTCTTACTACAACCTTGTTATCTCTGTGACTAAGGGGAAAGATGGCCGTGAGTTCCGAAACTATGACCTTGAAGAAGAAGAAGCACAACCGCTGACTGAAGCTGATATCGATGAAGATGACCTCCCTTTCTAAAAAATAGCAAGTTTTGGGTCATTGATGAAACTGATGAAAGATTAGGACCATTCAATACATTTGAAGAGGCTTATCAATCGTTGTTATTTTATTTAAAAATGACTGAAGATGAATATCAGTCAAACTATACGGCCCAGGAACTTGTTTATATTTACAAAGAGGAGAAAAAACCATGCCGTCGATGAAAGAATACGCATTACAGTACCAAAAGTTAGGGTTCTCAGTCATTCCAATCAATCCTAAAAACAAGATGCCTTTAATCGAATTTGCTAATAAACCAGCCATGACTGCAAGTGAAATCGAACGATTTTGGGATGGATACCCAAATGCGAATATTGCTTTAAGGACAACTAACTTCTTTGTCATTGATATCGATAAGCATGGCAAAGAGAATGGCTTTGAGTCGTTAAAAAAATGGGAACATTTAAATTTAATTGAACCAACTCTTCAAGCCAAAACTGCTAGTGGTGGAAAGCATCTGTTATATTTCAAAAGAGATGATGAACCAATTACTCAGATGATTAAATTCTTGCCTGGTGTTGATATCAAAGCGCACGAGAATAACTATATCATAGTAGCACCTTCAGCAACAGAGAATGGCCAGTATGAGTGGGATTTGGAGAAATCAGCGGAAGGTGGGACAATCGTAACTCCTTCCCGTGATCTAATCCGAGCAATTAAGAAGCAGTATGGTAAAACTCATGGCTATAGATACGATGGCAAAGATGGTCTTAGGGATTTAGCGAGGCGTTCACAAACCAGAGACCGAACACAGACTACAGATCTCTTTGAAACCATCGCCCTTGGTTTTGGTGATGAAGGTGGACGAAATGACAAACTAGCAAAATTCGTAGGTGGTCTCTTATATCGTGCGGTCGACGATGGTGTAGTTGTTCAACTTGCAAGATTAGCAAATGCAAATAGTCCAAACCCTTTGCCTGAAAAGGAAATGATGCGTACTATTGAAAGTATGATTAAAAAAGATAGGAGGTGATTGTGATTGGTAATGTAGTAAGTATTGACTCACAACCTAAGATGATAACGACTGCCAAGGGAGACATCAAGGCCAACAGTCCAAGTAATGTGTTGATGTCTTTCAAAGCTGATGATCAGTTGAGTATTTACCTAAAGCACAACGATTTTTCCCAAGAGCATGAACTCCTTAAAGATATCAAGATCGGCAACACTCTTTTTAAAAAAGGTGAGCTCCCTTCTAACTTTGATTCAGTCGTAAAAGTTTACTTTGAAAGTGTGTTAGGTGTTGCTTTCTCAAACCAAGCGATGCTTGATGGCATGGAGACTTTCTTTTCAGAAAGATCATACAATCCAGTTATTGAGTATATGGAGAGAGCAACTGAAAAGTGGGACGGCAGAAACCGGATTGACCGCATGCTTCAAGTATATCTCGGCGCTGAAGATATCCCTTTAGTTTCTAAAATCGCTCAAATGTGGCTAGTTGGTGCAGTTGCTAAAGTTTATGATCCATACGTTAAGTTTGACTATGTTCTGGACCTGGTCGGTGGACAAGGAGTTGGGAAAACGTCCCTCCTTCAAAAATTGGGTGGCGAATGGTATACGGATGCCGTAACAGATTTCTCTAATAAAGATAATTACGACATTATGTTAAAGAGTCTAATCGTCAACGATGATGAAATGGTGGCCAGTAATCGGATGAGCTTTGCAGAAACTAAGGCCTTTATTTCTAAAACTAGCCTACGTTATCGTAAACCATACATGAAACGAACAGAAGAATTTGCCAAGAACTTCATCTTAGCCAGGACTACTAATCAAAAAGAATACCTCAAGGACAAAACCGGTGAACGTCGTTTTCTACCAGTTATGGCAGATAGTAAACGGCAAAAAAAACATCCAATGGAAATCGAGCCAGAGACAATTGAACAAATCTGGGGCGAAGCCGTTACAATCTATCGTGCTGGTGCTGATTTGATGTTTGATGAAAATACAGAGGATGAACTGAATATCTACCGTGAACAGTTCATGTATCGTGATGAAGTTGAATTACAAGTGCTTGAATATCTTGATATGCCCGTCCCTGAAAATTGGCAAAACTGGTCTATTCAGCAACAACATCAATACACAAGTAAATATTTCGATAATAGTAGCGACTTTGATCCTGGAAGCAAAAAACTAGATAAGGTCTCAACTCGTGAAATGATGTACAACTTATTTATGAGAAATTCGAATGACAGGAAGCTGTCAACGAAGATTAACATGATCATGGATAATCATCCTGATTGGAAAAAAAGTGTTTTCCGGGCAGGAGGTAAAAGTACAAAAGGGTTCGTAAGAGTGAAAGATTCGGAAAAAAACTAATCGGTAGCAATTAAAAAATTATCGGTAGTCATCGGTAGCAGTTGAGGGGGAGATCGGTAGCATTCTACCGATAAAATAGGACATCGGTAGCACATCGGTAGCAGTCTAACCCCTTGATATTACTGACTTTTATTTAATATTTATATATAATGCTACTCTTCTATCTATATTTTTAAAAAAAGTATATAAAATAATAGTAATAATAAAGAAAGCCTATAAAATAGGGATTCTTGAAAAAAACTTTTTACTTTTTAGAATTTATCGGTAGCACGGTAGCAGTTTAGAAAAAAGAGGTAAAAATGTCATACACAGTAACATTATTTTTTGACAACATGGTAGACGAAACTCACTTTTTTAAGAAAGAGAGTGATGCTGCCAAATGCAAGGCGCAGTTAGAAAGCAAGTATCGAGGGAATCGAATGTATAAAGTTAAGCAGGAGAAATTGGAAGAATGAATAAGCAGGAATTGATTGAGAAATATAAAGAGCTGGAGAATAGTTCATTTGATATTGCAGCGATTGTAGTTTGTCAGCTAATTTTAAAAGACTTGGAACAGCTAGATGAACCAAAACCGGTCAAAGTTCAGCAGTTTGTGGCGGATTTTATCGCAGAACAGAAAAAACTGGGTCATACACTGTCCTACTCAATAGACGCAAGCATGTCTGATATAGTTGCAGAATGGTATTGGGATAATTCCGAACTCTTCGCACTAGCTTGGATTTTCGGCTACGAGGTCGAGGAAGAGAAGCGGTATACAGTAGTGACGAAAGCAACAAAACAACCGCTATATTATAATGCTATGGATAAGAAACTATTCTTCTCTATGGGCGGACTAGCTACAAAATTTACTCGCAAACAACTCAAAGAAGCGGACTTAGGCTGGGTTTTCGATTGTGAAGGAATTGAGATTGAGGAGGTGGAGTGATGGAAGATGAGCAAAATATTTTAGAGACACAATTGATTTTAGGTAAGCAAGTTTTAGAAATTGTATTGGATTTGCTAAAAGACGATTCAAAAATAGGGGTAGTTCTACCTTTAAACATAAATGACCGTGAATTTACAATTACTGTAGAAAAGGAGGTCACAGATCGTGACTAAGGGGTGTTTGTGGTTATGAAGGACGTGTATGACAAGGTGAAAGTCGGGGATGAGGTGATGTTGTGAAATTCTTGAATTTATTCGCAGGAATTGGCGGTTTTCGTTTAGGAATGGAGTCTGCCGGGCATGAATGTATAGGATTTTGTGAAATAGACAAATTCGCTAGAGCTAGTTATAAAGCTATACACGATACGAAAGGAGAAATTGAATTACATGACATCACAACAGTATCAGATGACACTATTCGAGGAATCGGAAGTGTGGACATTATCTGTGGAGGATTTCCGTGCCAAGCTTTCTCAATTGCAGGAAACAGACGAGGTTTTGAAGATACACGAGGAACTTTGTTCTTTGAAATTGCTAGGTTCGCATCTATTCTCAGACCTAAATATCTATTCCTTGAGAATGTTAAAGGATTGCTCAATCACGAAAATGGAGTTACATTCGAGACCATTATCTCAACCTTGGATGAACTGGGGTACAACGTGGAATGGCAAGTGCTTAACAGCAAGAATTTCGGAGTCCCCCAAAATCGGGAACGAGTGTTTATTATCGGACATCTTAGAAGAGAACGTACCAGAAGAATTTTTCCTCTCAGCGGAAAAAATCAGTCAACTAGTAACCAATCAGTCATGAAAATTGGGAATATAAACCCATCTGGCAACGGAATGAATGGGGAAGTCTATCAAGCTGATGGTCTAGCTCCCACGCTAACAACAAACAAGGGAGAGGGGCAAAAGATAGCTATAAATAGCTATCACGAAAACAATCATTTATCAGATGGCTTTCGAATCAGAAAGCTAACACCTAAAGAATGCTGGAGGTTACAAGGTTTTCCTGATTGGGCTTTTGATAAGGCGCAGGAGGTCAACTCTAACAGTCAATTATATAAACAAGCAGGAAATAGCGTGACAGTTAATGTCATAGCAGCAATAGCAAAGGAGTTATCATGAACGCACTAGAAAAAGTCGAACAATGGTTTATCGACCGTGAAATCAAAGATCGAAAAGGTCGTTGGATTGATGGTGCTTTCGTCAAAGAGGAGGATTTGGTATGATACCGAAATTTAGAGTGTGGGTAAAAATAGGAAAACGTATGGTTTTTTCAGATGACATTCTTGCTATTGACTACGAAAACAAAGAAATAGTGACACAACAAGTCTATTTCGAGAGTGGTCTAGCAGTTGAAAGAGATATCTATTGTTATGATTTTGACGATATCGAACTCATGCAATCAACAGGACTTAAGGACAAGAACGGGAAAGAGGTCTTTGTCGGAGATATTATAAAATGTACAAGAGGATGTCTCCATGAAGTATATTTAGAAAAAGAATACGGTGGCACATTCATAGGCGGAATGCCTTCCATATATCTAAAGGGATTGCTAAATGGGTATGCGTGGACTGAAGACGAGGAAATCATCGACAATGTCTACGAAAACCCTGAACTTTTGGAGGTAACTCATGAATAAACGTCAACGCAAAAAGAAAATTTTGAACGGTCTGAACAAAGAAGAAAGATACCACAGGACGCATTGTCCTGTCTGCGATAGCGAAGCTGGTTTATTCGACAGATATTTTAATACGTACGGTTTCTGCTCTGAATATTGTGGTTATGAATACTATGGAATTTCAAGATTATAAAATAAAGGATTGAGGTTAAAATGACATTATTTGATGAAATGCAGCAATTAAGCTCAGAAAGCCACGCAAAATGGTTCGAGCGATATTTTGAGAAATATAACCTAGAACAAAAACTAAAAACTTCTGCTCAAAAAGGTTATACAGGTTATTTAATCAATGTTTGGTCAGTTAGAGACGAATATCTCAGGAATCGATTAGGAGATGAAAGAACGTTGGAAGCGTTAAGAGAATTATTAGGAGCTGGCTTTACTGTCAAATATAAGCTTTATCTATCTAAAAATATTTTCACTGGACAAGATTTCGTTTCTAACAAGAAAATTCACATTACTTGGTAAAACAAAAAAGCCAAGACACTCTCTGTCTCAGCAATAATCTCAATAATATTATTATATCACAAAGGAGACAGAGAGTGAACAAGGCTAAAGAACTATTGAAAGAGTTGCAGAATCTGGACATGGACATTCAAAGCCGTATAGATGAAATTAACGAGCTTGAGGCAGGTTTGCTCTCAAGTCCTAAGTGGTCAGATGTCAAAGTTCAAGGTGGTCAAGCTAGAAAAGTTGATGATGTCTATACTCAGCTTGTCGTGATGAAAGAGGCTATAGAACAGGATACTAAAGAGGTTATCAACAGAAAGCTCCAACTAGGTAGGATGATCAATAGGCTTAAAAATCCAAAACATAGAACTATTTTGAGAATGACTTACATCAATAAGATGTACGTTGATGACATCTGTGACAGCATGAGGGGCATAAGTTCTCCTACTTACTATCGTTTGAAGAAACAGGCAGTAAAGGAGCTTGATATTATTCTTTCAGAATTGATAGTAAATGATAGTAACTGTACAGGCATGAAGTCTAAAATCTGTTAAAATGGTAGTATCAAGAATTGAAAAGAGAGGTCTCAGAATTGGTAGATGGTTACCTGTAATGTCAGGGGGCTGTAATGGCCTTGGAGGTTCAAACCCTCCCCTCTCCTTTGAGTGTTTGTGTCCCAGAATGGGGTAGGCAACAGGCTTAGCATTCATATATCACTCATTAACTTACAAATGGTTGCGGAGCGACTGGACCTTGCATGATTGCGTAGCTAATTATATTCCGGATAAGTTATAAGCTAGAGGGTTTGATTCCCTCAGAGGTTTTAAATGACTACAAAAAATAAAAAAAGAAGTCAAAATTTAATACGCACGCAAGGTTGTAGTCGCCTTGCACTTTTAGGGCTTAGCCTAGATAATCTGTGGTAACTCAGGAAAAGGATGTTTTTAAATCTATCAAACATCCTGCCAGCAATGGTCAATCTAAGCAATGTAATCTTAACTATTTCAGTTTTGGAATAGGTGGGCGAAGTTAAAGCAGAAAGATTCCAACGGCAAGGTGCTGAGGAAATGCAAACGTGGCAGTTTGGCTGTGAAACGAGTCTATAAGAGGAAAGAGGTATTTGGTTCGAGGTGCAACAAGAGCTTAATACCATATCTTACAAAAATTGGGCGCCTCCCAAAAGTATGTAAGGTGAGTTGATTGTCCGCAAAACAATCGATAACAAGCAGGCGCTGTGCATTTTGTTCTTCAAAAGAGGATGAAACACATGGCGATGCGTGTCTGTGATAGATGAAAGATGATTTTTATATTTTAAGGCTATTCAAGATAGAAAAAAATTCGAAAAAAGCAAAAGTCATCGCCCGTCGCAAACGAAAGTGTACTTCGGCAATTAGATTGCCTGCTCAAGTCTCGCAAGGATAAGAGTAAAGTCAAAGAGTAAAGCAGCTTAGACTTTTAGCGGGGTCTTCGTTAATTGAAAAATGGCTTAGTAGTTTGTGATGTAAGAAGTGATTGGTCTAACCAATCGTGCATGAGTGATACAAGTAGGAATATTTGTGGACAAGATAATAAACTATAAGTTATCAAAAGTCACTCGTTTAAAGCAGTAGTCTCATGCTAGTTAATGGATACATGGTAGACGGATTAAGTCCTGTTTAGGGAATTGAAACGTAGGCAGGTTCGAATCCTGTCGTTCCAATTGCGATTTTAATTCGCAGAGAGAGGTCTTGAAAAGGTCGCACATCGTGTGGCTTTTTTGATTGTTTGAAAGGTGGTGATGGAAAATTGAGTGGATTGAGAATAAAACAAAAGAGATTTGCAGATGAGTACATCATCTCAGGTAATGCGACGGAAGCCTATAAGAAAGCAGGTTATCGTGTTTCTAGTGATAGAGTGGCAGGCGTTGAAGGACATAAGTTACTAAAGAATCCTAAGATTAAAAGTTATATAGATGAACAGTTGAAACAGCTTGATTCTGAAAAAATCGCAGACCAGCAAGAAGTCCTTAGTTATCTAACCTCGGTAATGCGAGGAGAGACACAAGAACAGACTTTGATAAGCATCGGAGAATTGGGTCAAACGATTACGGATATTAATGTTGGAGCAAAAGACAGAATCAAGGCAGCCGAACTATTAGGAAAACGTCATAGGCTTTGGACAGACAAAGTAGAGGCAGACGTTTCTGGGACGGTGGTGTTTGCAAATGAGTCAGACATACCAGATTAAACAAAGTGATATTGTAATCGACCTACCTAAGACAGTAGGAGCTGGATACGGACAGTTCTGGCGCTCAAGAAATCTTTATCGTGTTGTAAAAGGTTCCCGTGGTTCGAAGAAGTCCAAGACAACCGCTTTGAATTATGTTGTCCGTCTTTTGAAATATCCCTGGGCCAACTTGCTTGTTATTCGTAGATACTCGAATACCAACAAGCAATCAACTTATACGGATTTTAAATGGGCGTGTAATGTGTTGGGTGTGACTCATTTGTTTAAATTCAATGAATCTTTGCCTGAAATAACCATAAAAGCGACTGGTCAAAAAATCCTATTCCGTGGTTTGGATGATGAACTCAAAATCACATCTATCACGGTCGATGTCGGCAGTCTTTGTTGGGCATGGTTTGAGGAAGCATATCAAATTGAGACTGAAGACAAGTTCAGTACAGTAGTTGAGTCAATCCGTGGTAGCCTGGATGTACCTGATTTCTTTAAACAAATCACAGTCACATTTAACCCGTGGAATGAGAGGCACTGGATCAAACGTGTGTTCTTTGATGAAGAGACTAGCCGAGCTGATACATTCGCTACTACAACTACTTATCGATGCAATGAATGGCTGGATGAAGTCGATATCAAACGCTATGAGGATTTGTATCATACGAACCCCAGACGTGCGAGAATCGTTTGTGATGGCGAATGGGGAGTTGCTGAAGGTTTAATCTATGAGAACGTGACCGTCAAGGATTTCGATAAGGATGAATTGCTACGAGATTTAGCTAATAAGTTATGTATCGGTCTTGACTTTGGTTTTACTCATGATCCAACTGCTTTGTGTTGTTCGTTGATAAATGACACGACGAAAGAGATTTATGTCTTTGATGAGGCGTACAAGGTCGGTCTTATAACCAAAGAAGTTGCTAAGATGATAAAGGACAAAGGTTATCATCGCTCACAAATCATTGCTGATAGCGCTGAATTACGACTGATTGAGGAATTAAGGTCAGAACATGGTATAACTCGAATTAAAGAGAGTCGGAAAGGTAAGGATAGTATTATGGCAGGCGTATCCAAATTGCAAGGATACGCTATTTATGTGCATCCAGATTGTAAAAACATCATGGATGAATTTTATAGTTACTGCTACCAGCGAGATAAAGAAGGCAACTGGTTGAATAAACCAGAGGATAAAAACAACCACTTGATGGACGCTTTGCGTTACAGCCTTCAATGTATCGAAGGTGGAAAAGCAACCGTCCGCAGACGTTCTGATTATGGTCTATAGAGAGGAAAGACATGTACCAATATTTAACCTATCCACGGGATGGATATGATGAGGGTTCTTTGAAGAAAGACCTGATTTACAAATTGATAACGATACGTAACACTGAAAGCTCACATTTGAAGAAGCTTAAAAGCTACTACTTGGGTAAGCATGCTATCTTAAAACACACGAGACGCAACGTGAACGCACCCAATTACCAGACGGTAGCTAATCATGCCAAGGATATCGCAGACATGGCTACGGGCTATTTTATGGGCAATCCTATCAAGTATAACAATACTGCTGACGGTGATATCGATGAACTACTTACAGCCTTTGATGGTGCTGAGATTGACCAAGTAGATGCTCAGAATGCTTTGAACATGGCTATCTATGGTCGTGCTTACGAGTACATCTATGCTAAAGAGGGTTTGACTGAGTTGGATTCAACTAGTATTGATCCAGAAAATACCTTCATGGTCTACGATGATAGTATTGAGCGGAAGCCTTTGTTTGCGGTCTATTACTATGAAGTAAAAGACGATACGAAAGACACTACCAAGTACCAGGCTGAGGTCTTTACAGAAAATCTGCACTATCACATGGTGCTGAGAAGTACAGATTCAGGAACAACTCAGAGCGAGGAGGCAACACCTCACAACCTTGGTCAAATCCCAATTATCGAGTATCGCAACAATCACTTTGCGATTGGCGACTACGAGCAACAGATTAGCTTGATAGACGCTTATAATTCCTTGATGGGTAATCGTGTCAATGACAAGGAGCAGGCAGTAGAGTCTATCCTTGTCTTATATGGCACACAGTTAGCAGACACTCCAGAAGATGCCAAGGTAGCGATGAAGATTCTTTCTGAAGAAGGTCTTTTGGAATTGCCGGGCGATAGTGCAAGAGCCGAGTTCTTGAAGAATACGCTGGATGAAAGTGCTACAGAAATCTTGCGCACAGCTCTGAAAGAGGATATCTACACATTCAGCCATGTGCCTAACTTGACTGATGAGAACTTCGCAGGGAATACATCAGGCGTAGCCATGGAATTTAAGCTGATGAGCCTTGAAATGATTACCAAGACCAAGGAAGCGAACTATAAGCGTGGATTAAGACAACGTATTGCGATTTTTGCTCATTACTTGGGTATGAAGCAGATTGCTTTAGAGTCTCATTCAATCGTTCCACAATTCAGCCGTGGTTTGCCTAAAAACTTGCTGGAAATCTCTCAGATTGTGAACAATTTGGAAGGTAAAGTGACCAATAGGCAGCTTATTTCTCTCTTGCCGTTTGTGGAAGACCCTGATGCTGAATTGGAAGCCTTGGAAGAAGAGAAAAAGAAGAACATGGAAGACATGCCGATGTTTAACCAAGACAACACGAAACCCGAAGACGAGGTAGAGGATGAAGAATCAGGAGTATTGGGCGAAGAGGAAAGCCAATCTGATTTACCAACAGATGGACAAGGCCGAAAAGCAGGCAGACCAGTTCGATAAGGTCTATCAGGAAGCCAAGACTTACTTGGATAAGGAAGTCAATAAGATTTTCGATAAATTCCAACGTGATTATGGTCTAAGTCAGGTAGACGCTAGACAAGTCTTGAAGAACATGAAAGCCAAGAAAGACTTGAATGAACTTCGTAAGGTGCTTGAAGCAAGACCGAATGATCCAAATATCCAAAGACTACTAGCTGACTTAGACAGTCCGGCTTATTCTTTCCGTATGAAGCGTCTAGAACGTTTGAGCGATGATTTAGACCGTATGCGTGAATCTATCTATCATTCGGAGAAGACAGGCTCAGATGCCTTTTATAGCGACCTGATGAAGGATAGTTACTACAAGGCTACCTTTTGACCTACAACAGCAGACAGGACTAGCATATGGCTTTTCTGGGCTTCCTGAGAGCGAGATTAAACATCTACAGTCTTTCAGTTGGGTAGGTGACGGAAGTACGTACTCAACAAACATCTGGAAGAATACAGGGAAGCTTACATCAAGCATAAAAGATGAATTACTCATAAGCCTTATGACAGGCCGAGATACACGAGAAACTGCACAAGCAATTGCTGAGCGGTTCAATGTGGGGCAGAACGATGCAAGGCGTTTGGTTCGGACAGAATCAGCCTTTTTTCATAACCAAATGGAGCTACTCAACTATGAGGAAGCGGATATAGAGAAGTATATCTTTGTGGCCGTCTTAGACAAGCGTACATCACGCATTTGTCAGGAGCATGACAATCAGGTCTATGATAGGGATAAGGCTGTCCCTGGTGTCAATTGTCCGCCTATGCACCCTTGGTGTAGGTCTACTACTGTCGGATACGATGAGGACGCAGACTACAGCAAGTTGAAGCGCAGAGCAAGGAATCCAGAGACAGGTAAAGTTGAGTACGTGCCTGCCGATATGACTTATAAAGAGTGGTATAGCAAGTATGTTGCGAAAGATGTAAAAAATGAAATACAAGATTATAAGAAAAGTGACAAAACCGTTTCAAGATATAATACCCCAAAATTGTTTTCTGATGTTAGTAACGCATGGGATGAAATTGGGAGGGGTGGATTATCGAAAGAACAACTTGTAGACTTGCTAGAATCTGAATATGAATTAGGTAATTTTTCGAGCGATATAGCAAAATTGATAGGAGTAAGTTCTGCTTATATAGATGTTAGTAGTTTAGCTACTTCATTAGTGAGACATGGACAACAGTACTCCTTAGATGAGTTTATGTTAATAAAAGAGGCGGTTCAAAAACCTTATTTGATTCTAGATAATTCAGAGAGGGTTGAAAAATCAATTATTTCATATGTAAAAATACCTAACAAAGATAAGGTCATTATGGAAGCGGTGATGGTGCCACGAGATGAAATGCTAGTCATTCACTTTAACAAGGTGGGGATTCGTCAAGTTAAAAAGAATGAAAAAAATATGTCGACGCTTTACAAAAAGGGAAAATAATGCTATACTCTTGGTAAAGATAGAGGTTGAGAATCTGTCACCAACGCGCCACTTATAGTGGGTCGAGAAATGCAGGAGCCCCGACAGTCCTGCCTATCTTGCGCTTAGATAGTAATCTAGGCGCTTTTTTGTTGCAATAAACCACTATAAACCGCATCGAAATCTAGGCGGTTTTCTTATGCCCTAACCGTATGGAATCCCGTACGGTTTTTATATTGTCCAAACTGTACCGATGACAATAAAAGCTGTGCTGTTCCGTCGCCGGACGTAAAGCGAGACTATCGAGTGGCGACGTAATCGCTGGAGGACAATTATGTCAGAAGAAATCAATGCAACTGTATCTACTGAATCAACTGAGACTGTCGACACTCAAGAAAATGTTGATACAGTGCAGGAAGAAAAGCACGAACGAACTTTCACTCGTGCTGAAATCGGTAAGATGCTATCTGCCGAGCGCTCTAAATGGGAAGCTGAGCAAGAAGCCAAGGAAAACGAAGCTAAGAAGCTTGCTAAGATGAACGCTGATGAAAAACAGAAATATCAGTTGGATCAGCGTGAGCAAGAACTAGCTGACCGTGAAAAGGCTATTGCTCGTAAGGAATTGACCGCAGAGGCTAAAGCAATGCTAAGTGAACGTGACTTACCTGTTGAGTTAGTAAATGTAGTCGATTTGACAAACGCAGAGACGGTATCTGAATCTATCACCTCTATCCAAAAAGCATGGGAAGAGTCAGTTCAGAAGGGAGTCTCTGAACGTATGAAAGGTAGTGCACCTATCAAAAATGCACAAACAGTCCAGCAAGAAGTCACGGAAAAATGGCGTAAAGACTTCTTGTAATAAAAGAAAAGAGGAAAAATAAATGGCATTTGAAGAATTAAACACAGCAGAATCACGCAAGAAACATCTTGGGATTATTGAGGATGTACTTGCAGTAAATTCATATTCAACACCACTTGTGACATCAAGCGATGCAGTAACCTTGCAAGGTCGCTCTTTTACAGTAGCAACTGGTAACACAACAGAGTTGAAAGACTACAAACGTAACAAAGACAACGAATTTGATCACGTTGAAGTTGAAGAAAAGGTTTATACCCTTGATGAAGAAAAATACTGGGGTCGTTTCGTAGATCAATTGGACGAACGTGACTCTAATGGTCAAGTGAATATCAATTATGTTATTGCCCGTCAGGCTGCAGAAGTAGTCGCTCCATATCTTGATGAACTACGTTTTGGTGCAGCACTTGGAAACGTAAGTGACAATGTTGCCATGGGTAAAACAGCAGGAGCGAACAACGCTTATAATGCGGTTCTTGATGTGTCTGAGAAACTTGATGAGCTTGGAATTACAAAAGAACGCTTGCTCTTCGTCACTCCAAGTTTCTACAAAGCGATCAAGTCTGAAATCGTTCGTCTACCACATGGTGACGCAGATAAGAAAGTTCTTGGAAAAGGATATGTTGGTGAATTGGATGATTACACAGTCTATAAGGTTCCTTCTAAATTCCTGAAAGGTGTTAATGCCCTTGCTACTGCTCCAGGTGTTGTTACATCTCCAGTACAAGTAGATAATACTAAGTACAACGATAACATTCCAGGGCGATTTGGCGAATTGGTAGAGCAATTGCTTTACACTGGTGCATTTGTTCTTGAACACTTCAAGAAATACATCATCACAATTGCAGATTCTAAGCCTGCTGCTAAAAAATCAGCACAAGGTAAAGTTGTAAACCGTGCTAAAGCGTGGAAAACTGGAACAACTTACAAAAAAGGCGAATCAGTAACTCATGCCGATAAAGTCTATGTAGCGGTTAAGGATATTTCTAATTCAGCAACCGCACCAGACACAGATACAACTAACTGGAAAGAAAAAACTGGTAAGAAATAGGTCCGAGTTATGAAATTTAAAATCAAACAAGATTTCTATGATTGGGAATCAAATGTGAAACGACTGGCAGGAGAGGAACTTGAGATTACTGAGGAGCGCTATGCCGAGCTGGCTGACAATTTTGCCAGCAATGGTGTCGCTATCTCAGATGTTCTTGAGGAAATCCTCCCTGAACCTGAGTTTTTCGAAGAGGATTAATATGTCTATAGAGTTGCTGAAGAAAATGACAGGCGAAGAAGATACTCAGCTTCTCATGTTGCTCCAAACGAGGGCTACAAATCTTATCTTGTCAGAGACTAATCGAACATCTTTGACACCTGCTTTAAGTCTCTTAATACCTGAGGTTGCTATCGAACTCCACAACCGCTCAGGAGCGGAAGGAGAGCATTCAAGGACCGAAGGTGGTATAGCAGTAGTCTACGGAGAAAACGGCCTGTCTACGGGCCTTTTACAGCGTATACGTATGCATAGACTAGCAAGGGTGGCAGGCCATGTTTTTGAAGCAGAGTAGACTGAAACCTTATCCAATGCGACGGTTTGAAAAGACTGTCACTGAGGAAGGTGTCGCAAAAGAAGGATATGTCAAGGAAGCTGAGACAATCCGTCTTGAGTTGTGGCCAGCTAGTAGTAAACTACAGTCTGAATTGTATGGCGAGCGTGTCAATGATATTTTGAACGCAAATGCCAACAAGTCAGCTACAATCAAAGTGAAAGATGGTGTGTGTATCGATAGCCAGACAGAAGTGACTCACAGGGTTATTTCTAAAAAGGTCTACACACATCATCAAGTTTTGGAGTTAGAGCGTGTCAGGGCTACTAGGGGCAGATAGGCTCATAGCTAAATGTAGACGATTGGCTAGTAAAAAAACTGGAGAGGATATCGTCTTACGTGCGGTACACAATGCTGCTATAAAGGTTGTCCAAGCTGATGCAAGAAGACTCGCACCAGCGAGAGATGGAGAGCTTATAATTAGTATCAAAACTAGAGCAAAAATGGACGGAGATAAGGCTATAGGCGAAGTTTACACCAACCTTAAATACGCTCCTTACGTTGAGTTTGGAACAGGACCAATAGGACAAGCTAACCATTCGGGTATCTCTCCAGAGGTCAGCGTAACTTACAAGTCTAATCCTTGGTATGTGCATGAAGACCAAATCAATGTAGGACCGTACCACTTTCAAAAGATTGGGGAGTTCTACAAGATGTATGGTCAACCTGCTCAGCCTTATCTTTATCCAGCTTTGAGAGACAATCAAGAGCGTGTGTCTAAGAATATTTCGAATTATGTCCGTAGAAAGATAAGAGAACAAATATAATGATCAATATCAAGCCTGTTATTTATAAAGAATTGCAAAAGGTCGCAGATAATGTGACTGATACTTATCCTAGCGATTGGGAGAATTTCCCAGTCGTTATTTTTTTAGAAGAACAAAACAAGCCAGGTGATTGGTTTGACGACAAGGAACAAAAATCCTCTATTCGCTATAAGGTGGATATCTTTGATGATACCAGCACTAGTGAGTTAGCTGTTAAAATCAATCAGATTTTTGAGTCTTTAGGTTTGCGAAGAACCGACTGCCAAGACGTGCCAGATCCGTCTCATTTGAGACATAAGGTCATGCGCTTTGAAGGTGTCGTTGATTTAGACTCAGAGCTTGTTTTTCAATTTAGAATGGAGAATTAAACATGTTAGCAAATGGAATTAAATTGGCCTTTAGTGAAACGAAAGGCAATTATCAGAATCTTGTAGGGCTTAAGGAAGTACCTGAATTTGGTATCGAGCCCGAAAAAGTAGAAAATACTACTCTTGCAGATACGGTGAAGAAGTACGAGTTTGGTATCGGGGACGCAGGAGAACTTAAGTACAAGTTCGCTTATAATAATTCAAGCGCAACAGCTCCTTACCGTGTATTACGTAAGGCAGCAGATGGCAAGAAAAAACTCTACTTTGAACAAACCTACCCAGACGGTACTAAGGTCACTTTTGAAGGTCAAGTATCCGTTAAACTGGGCGGTGGCGGCGTTAATGCCGTTATCGAGTTCACACTTAAGATTGCATTGCAGTCTGAATTGACATTCGTTGATGGAATTGGAGGTTAATTAAATGGCGTTAAAATACACAACTTGGAAAGTTACTGACGAAAAAGAGTTGAAGCTACGTTTGACATCTCATCAAGCTGCAACTGTGGAAGAAAAAATCGGCATGAACTTGTTAAAGATTTTCATGCCTGAAGCTGGCGAAGAGTTCACTTTACCGCCTTTGAAAGTTATGCTGTTGTTAGTTCATGGAGCCTTGCAGCAGTATGAACATGGGTATTCCTTTGAAGATGTCTACGACCTATACGATGAATACGTGGATAACGGCGGAGACCAAACAACCTTCATGACAGAGGTTTTAATGCCACTCTTTGAAGTATCGGGTTTTACTCCACGAGGAAGCAAGGGCAAGAAAGCTTCCAAGAAGAAAATGACAGTAGTCGAGTAATCTTAACGGTAACGCAGATTATTGAGAGGCTTTACCCTATGTTTTTGGACATCGGGGGTAAGCCTCTTGATTTTTGGGATTTAACGGTGCTTGAAATCAGGGAAATGATTGAAAGCTACAACCGTGTCAAAATCCAAGAGCGTAAAGAGAAGATTATTGACTCATACATACTTTCGAGAATGATAACTAATCATGTTTCCTTATTACTGTCCAATGACGCTAAGATTGCTGAGCTTTGGGAATATGCGCCTGATTTGTTTGTAGAAGAGAAACAAGCGGTAGAACAAGAACGACAAAGACAAGCACTTTTGTTGCATAAGGAACGGATGCGTGATTTTGCAGAGAGACATAATCGAAAAAGGAAGGAGGAAGTAAATGGCAACTCTTGACGAATTGAAAGTCATGATTGACGCTGAGATAGCGCCTTTCAGGAAAAAGATGAAAGAAGTCGAGAATCAGGTCAAAGGAACATCTGACCAAGTGAAAAATGCCACTGCCAAAGTTCGTGAACAGTCGAATTCAATCGGTAGTACGTTTGGTAAGCTCGCTAAGTTTGCTGGTTTTGCAATCCTTGGTAAGAAATTGCTTGATGTTGGGATGTATTCAACGCAGACAGCTCTTGAAGTATCAGCGTCTATGAACCAAATTAAGCGACAGATGGGTGAGAGTTCGCAATCTTTCTTAAAATGGGTTAACGATAACGCTAATGCCATGAATATGGGTGTGGGCGAGGCTACTAACTATGGTGCAGTCTACTCAAACTTATTTTCTGGATTTATCAAAGACACCAACAAGCTAAGCGCTTATACTGCTAAGATGTTGCAGACGTCGGCAGTTGTCGCTGAAGGCTCAGGGCGCACGATTACAGACGTTATGGAGCGGATTCGCTCAGGTTTGCTAGGGAATACGGAAGCGATAGACTTTTGTCGCACCGCTTAGAAATAGGCGGATTAAGAACTTACCAAAATCGGTAAAACTCTAAATTTTAAGTAATTAAAACATGACGATACCGAGGTAAACTAAGCAATTAAAAAGGCTTAGTCACCGTAGAGCATAGGGATTGAACCTGTGCTTTTTGTTTTGTCAAAAAGTATAGAATAAAATATCCCCACGAGTGGTGAGCACCTAGACAATTCGGTTGTAGGTGAAAATATATGCCGAACTTACAAGAAATTGTAAGAAGTATGGATAAAAAGCCATGCGATAACATTATTGAGAAGATCTAGGAATCAACGTCAATGTGGCTATGATTGAGTCCACTGAAGCCTTTAAGAAGTTCGCAAACGGACAAAGCTGGCAACAATTAGACTACCAAACCCAGCAACAAATCCGCCTTATGGCTATCCTGGAACAGGCTACAGCCAAGTATGGGAATACCTTGTCTAATTCTGTAAATGGTCGTATCAGCCTGTTTAAGTCGCTTATGAAGGACGCAGCATTGAACCTTGGTAACTCTATGTTACCGATTATCAATGCCATTATGCCTGTCTTGAACTCTTTTGCTATGGTTTTGAAGAACGTGACGGCTAAACTCGCTGAGTTTATCGCTTTGATGTTCAACAAGAAAGCAACAGTGAAAGATGGTGTTGGTGGAGCAGTTGGAGACATGGGTAACGCCATGAAAGACGCTGCAGGCGGAGCAGGAGACCTTGCTGACGCAGTAGACGATGCTGGAGATTCAGCAGGAGGACTTGCTGACAATCTTGGAGACTCCGCCAAAAACGCTAAGAAAGCTGCTAAAGAGTTGCTAGGTCTTTTGGGATTTGATGAGATTAACATCTTGCAAAAACCAAAAGACGACGATGCAGGCGGTTCTGGAGGCGGTGGCAAAGGTGGTAAAGGAAAGGGAGGCGGTGGCGGACCTTTCAAAGACATCTTGCCAGAAGTCGAGTTGACCGACATGGACAACCAATTCAAGAGCATTTTCGATGGCCTTGGGGATAAGCTGAAAGGGTTGTTTGATTATCTAAAAAAACTCTGGGATTTATTTAAAAAAGGTTTTTCTCTATCCTTTAGATGGGATAGTATTGAAAGATTAAAGAATGCACTACAAGGCATTTGGAAATCTATTAAAGATATCTTTGAAGATGGTACTGTATTGCAAGCAGCTGCAAGGTTTGGAGAAAAGCTAGCTTTTGCTTTAGGACAAACGACGGGCGCTCTCGCTAACGTAATCATGGGTATTGCTGTCTTTATCGCTGAAAGTCTGAATAAATCACTTAATGAAACGAAACTAGATATCAAAGCATGGTTAATTCGTATGTTTGATATTGGTGGGGAAATCGTCGAAAGCGTCGGAAATATTGCCCAGAGTATCGGACAAATTTTCTACGATTCAATTACAAGTGAACTAGCTACAAATATGGGCGCAGGCCTATTCAGTGCTTTCACATACGCTTTTATGGGCGTGAAAGAGATAACCGCTAAATACACAAGGGATATAATCGGAGCTATTGAAGAAACTATCACCGAAAATCAGGCTGGCATAACAGAAATGTTTACGGGTCTTTTTAAAGCTGTAGATCCTATTGCTCAAGCTTTATCAAGCTCAATGAAGAAACTTTTTGAAAGTGTTAATTAAGTATACGATGAGCATATAAAACCTTTGTTTGAATCAAGTTCCGCCTTGATGTCAGATGTAGTTGGTGCTTTTGTTAATGGATGGAATGATAATATCCAACCTGTCCTTGAAAAGATAGGTCACGGTTTCGCCGATACAATCAAAAACCATATTGAACCAGCTTTAGAAAAAATAGGTGGCATGATTGGAAGTTTTGCCGACTTTTCTAAAGCGATAAATGAAGTTTTCGGCCCAGTCATTTCCTTTATTGTAGAAAAGTTAACGGTTGTACTAGCCCCTGCAATTGAATACATAAGAGAAGTTTGGCGTGTTTTATTTAACACTATCTCTGATGTGATTGGTGGTATTGCTGATATCATCAAAGGGGTATTTGATGTACTTACAGGACTTTTAACTGGAGATGGCGAAAAAATCAAAGAAGGATTTTTGAGTATATTTGGCGGATTAAAAGATATAGTAGTTAGCGTCTTTAGTGGCATTATTGATCTTGTATCTGGTGTATTGAAACTGCTTTGGGACGTTGTTGTCGCAATATTCAAAAGCATTTGGGACGCAATTGTAGCTATCTTTTCTGGTGTCAGCTCTTGGTTTGGAGAAAAGTTCCAAGGTGCATGGGATGCTATCGTTAACATCTTCAGTAATCTAGGCTCATGGTTCGGACAACGTTGGGCGGATGTGACTAGTGCTTTAGCTAATATCGGGGCATGGTTTACGAATATGTTCCAAAAAGCATGGACTGGCTTAACAAACATCTTTAGCAAACTAGGTTCATGGTTTGGCGATAGATGGAACGATGTTACAAGTGCGCTTTCTAAAGTAGCGAGCTGGTTTGGCGAGATATTCGGAAAAGCTTTTGACGCAGTAAAAGATGCTTTTAGTTCTATTGGCGACTTCTTTAAAGGCGTTTGGGATACTGTCAAAAGTATCTTCGTTAATGCTGGTCAGATGGTCGGCGAGGCAGTAGGTGGAGCGTTTAAGAGTGCGGTCAATGCGGTTCTTGGAACGATTGAAAATGTAGTCAATGGTTTCATCGGAATGATTAATGGAGTTTTAGGCGTTGTCAGAAACTTACCTGGTCTAGGATGGGTTGGTAGTGTAAGCACAGTTAGCCTCCCTCGTCTTGCCCGTGGTGGTATCGTCGATAGTCCAACAATCGCCATGATTGGTGAAGCTGGTAAAGAGGCGGTCGTACCACTTGAAAATACAGGATTTATCCAAACACTTGGACGAGTAGTCAGCAGTGCGGTAGTAAATGCCATGGCTGGTGTTAGTCCACAAGGTGGATTCTCTGGCGACGGCGACATCGTTATCCAAATCGCAGGCCATGAGTTCGGACGGGTAGCCATCCAAGAAATCAACAAGGAACATGAACGAGCAGGTCAAACCTTGCTCAAGATTTAGGAGGTTAAATGGCACAATTGACAATCAATGGGGTGGCTGTGAAGCCTCCCAAATCTTTTCAAGTCGGTATTCAAGATATCGATGGAGAGACAGGGCGTAATGCCAATGGCGATATGGTGCGTGACCGTATCACGACCAAACGAAAACTAGACTGTGAATGGGGCATGCTGACTCAGGAAGAAATGAGTCAGCTTTTAAATGCTGTTTCAGCAGTCTTTTTTGAGGTCTCATATCCTGACCCTGTTAAAGGTCAGACGACTGGGACTTTCTACGTCGGTGATAGGACAGCTCCTAGCTATAGCTTTACTGAGAAGTTTAAACCTTGGTCTGGCGCTAAATTTAATCTGGTAGAGAGGTGAGAAAATGGACGCTTTAATCAGACGACAGTTTGACAGAGCTATGTTTGCCAAGGATAGGACGCTGGCTATTCGTGTTGGTGATTATGCTTCACGAGATATCAAAGAGGCTAGTTTTGAGTATGGCTATATCAAAGGCGATACTTACAAACCCGGTGGAACGTGTGCCGGTAGCGGTAAGATTACCTTTACCAGTATCATTACCACGTTCAATAAACTGGATATACTACACCCTGAGATTGGTCTATTGGTTGGGACTACCTACCAGTGGGTTAAGATGGGGGAATACTTCATCAATGATATTGAGATTGACCGAAACCGAAACACAACCACGCTTGAACTCATGGATGGTATGTTTAAGCTCAATCGTGAGTATGTGACGGACTTACATTTTCCAGCTGAAGTACGAGAGGTTATTCAGGAAATCTGCCTGAAAACAGGCATTGAGTTAGCGAATGACTATTTCGGAATCAGCGCTATGCGTTACCATATCGAGCAAGTTCCTGAGGGCAAGAAACTTTCCTTTAGGGATATGCTGAGCGCTATGACTCAGATGATTGGGATGTCTTGTTTCTTCAACAGAGAAGGCAAGATGGAAATCCGTGATTTGACTGAGTCCAATATCACGATCAACGCTGACAGTTACTTCTTGTATGGCTTGACCAAGAGTGAGATTGAGTATCAGATATCTGGTATCACTTGTAAGACGGACAAGAAGTCTCTGACGGTCGGTATGAAGACAGGTCGGTCTTTGGAACTGGACAATGTCTTCATGACCCAGAGCGCTTTAAATGACCTGTATTACAAACTGAAAAACCTAACTTACTATCCGTATAATCTCAACTACCAAGGACATTTGTTACTTGAGGTTGGGCAGTGGGTAACCATTCAGACCAACAAGAAAGAGACTTTTAAAGTTCCCGTGTTAAGTCAGAGCTTTACCTTTAAAGGTGGTCTGAGAGGTCGTATCAGTGCAGATAGTAAGGCCGGAAACGATACCCAGTATTCTTACGAGGGTACGATTACCAAGCAGATTAAGCAACAAGATGGCATTGAAGCCAAAATCCAAGCGCAGATTGAAGCAGCAGATAAAGATTCTGACCAAAAGGTCGACAAAATCAAAAAAGACTTTAACGATCAAGTAGAACTTGCCAAAGCCAGAGCTGAAGAAGTCAAGCAAGAACTGTCTGACACTATCAATCAGCGCTTTAATAGCTTTGACAACGGGCCATTGAAAGAAACTAAGCGCAAGGCTGAGGAAGCTTTGCGAAATGCTGGCGCAAGTACCCTGCTTGCACAGGAAGTTAAGCGGATTGGACTGGATTCTGTCGCTAGACTTGGAGCGTTTAAGTCGCAGACTACGAGCGCACAAACGGCTCTGTCAGGTGACTTGGACGCTCTGAAACAGACGGTCACAAGTGAGGTCAATCAAGCTTCAGAGTACCGCAGAACGACCACAGAGGTCCTTAGTCGCATGACTGGCCAGATGGACGGATTTGCGACGAAATCTGAAGTTAGACAAGATGTGGCTGGTCTGACAGAGACATTTGCTAAACTTAAAACTGATACGAATAATTTGATTTCTGGAGCTAAAAGTGAAATCACTCTAGCAAAAACAGAATTTCAGAAAACAGCTGATGGCCTATCTGCTAAGATGTCAGCAGTTGAGCGTTACGTTAATCAAGATGGTCAGCGACAGGAAGCCCTACAGCGCTATACTCGTGAGGAGAGCGCTCGTCAAGTCAGCGCGGTTCGTGAGCAGATATCCAGAGATTATGTTGGGAAATCGGCTTATCAAGAAGATGTGAGAGGTCTAGAACGTCGATTTAGTGCGATAAGCACCCAGACGAACAATGATATAGCTAGGAAAATCGCTCAGTACAAGCAGACAGTCGATGGACAATTTGCAAGTATTACGTCTCAAATAGCTGGTAAGGCTAATCAGACTGACTTCCAGCGTGTTAAGGAAACCAGTAAACTTTACGAGCGGATTCTGGGTAATAGTAAAAACGGGATTGCAAATACGATTGCAAGAATGGCTATGACCCATCAGCTCTTTCAGGTTGAAGTATCGAAAAACGACCATCTGAAAACCGTTCAGAGGCAGCTGGCAGGTTCCTGGTCGGTTCAAAACATCAACAGTGCAGGTGATTTGATTTCGGGCATTAATCTAGGAGCCAATGGACATAACCGCTTTGTTGGGAAATTGACCCACATCACTGGCGAGACCCTGATTGACAGAGCAGTCATCAAGTCTGCCATGGTTGATAAGCTCAAAACGGCCAATTTTGAAGCTGGTTCGGTAACGACTACGATATTAGACGCTGAAGCGGTCACGGCTGATAAAGTGAGATTTGATGCTGCGTTTATTAGGAAAATGACTGCAAATGACGCTTTTATTGACCAACTGACATCTAAACGTATCTTCTCTACTAAGGTTGAGTCCGTCATTTCTAGTTCAACCTTCCTAGAAGCCTATCAAGGACGAATCGGTGGATTCACTATTGGGCGTTTTGCTCAAGGAAGAGGTCGCTGGATTTCTGGTATCAACCAATTCTCAGTTGGCATGGGGAATGGTGAAGGAGGAGGCTATAATGGCGAAAATACCGCATTTTGGGCGAACTGGGGTTACAGTTGGAACTCTCCTGGCCCCAATGCTTGGTATGTAACAACATCAGGAAATATGTATTGCCGAAACGGAGCAGATTTCCATGGGAAGGTTGACTTTTCGAATTCATCGAGAGCAAACTTTTATGGGAATACTACTTTTTCTCGTTCTCCTGTGTTTTCAAATGGTATCGAACTTGGAAGTAAAGACGTCTTTGGTGATGGTTGGAATCCCAAAGGCGGAAGGAATGCGGTTGTTTGGTGGAATCAGGTCGGTAGTGGTAGCGTGAAGTATTGGATGGAACAAAAATCAGACAGACGCCTAAAAGAGAACATCACAGATACAGCTGTGAAAGCCTTGGACAAAATCAACAGATTAAGAATGGTTGCATTTGATTTCATCGAAAGTAAGAAACATGAGGAGATTGGTCTAATAGCTCAAGAGGCTGAAACCATCGTTCCAAGAATTGTTTCACGAGATCCTGAGAATCCAGATGGCTATCTACATATAGACTATACCGCTTTAGTTCCTTACTTAATCAAGGCCATTCAAGAATTAAATCAAAAAATAGAAAAAATGGAGAAAACAATAGCATGAATAACAACATGTTGACCAATATCGCACTTAAAGCAATTCAGGAGCTTGCTCTTGAAAATAGAAAACGAACAGATAGATTGGAGAACTTAGAAAATGAACGCAGAACAGCTTAACCAAGCCTTACAAATGACAATTAGTGAAATGTCAACAACTTCAACAAATTCGATGATTACAAGTAATGTCTTGAGTATTCAGTTGGATGAGCAAAGGGAAGAGAATCAAAGACTTCAAGCACGAGTGGATGAGCTGGAAGCTCTGCTTGATGAACAAACTAAACCAGCAGACAAAGGAGAATAGACATGGCAAAAACAATTCAAAACACAGATAACTTGCTAGACCTTACAAAAATCACAGAACCATTTGATCTTGCGAGTGCTTTGCGCTACATGAAAGAAAGTGGAGAGTTCATTCGTTGCAAGAATGTAAACGATGACTTCTATATGTATCGTGATGTTCAAAAACGTCCTGTGTTCGTAAATGGCCGTCGCCAATTCAAGGATGTTGAAACCGTTTGGGCGTTCAACCAGTGGGGTGGTACAATCACAACAATCAACGTAGCCATTCTGTTGAATCAGGAATTCTATATCATGAAATTTGATGCAGAGGGCAATCCTGACTGGACGGATCCAACGGTAGAACCTAAAGAATAGGAGGTTGTATGCCAATTGAAGAAGCTGAAAAAATCGCTCAAAGTCAGGTAGCTTGGGCGATTTTGTTTATCTTGCTTTTCTTTATTATCATTCGATATCTTATCAAGACTTCGGACAAGCGAGAGAAGAAGATTATGGATTTGCACGAGCAATCAAAGGCCGACTCTAATAGACGAGAAGAGCGTTTGATGACTCATCTAGAAAAGACCACTACAGAATTAACCACAATCACTCACGCGGTCGGAGACATTCAAAAAGAAATGGTTCGCATGAACGACCGCATGGAAGAAATCGAAAAAGGAGAATAACAAATGCAACAAATTACTGAAATCATTACTAATGGAGCAATCAGCATCCTAGTCATTTTGGCAGGG